ACTCATCCAGCGCGTATTGGGTCGCTATCGCTGTTAAATTTTCCTCATTGGACACATCAACACCCGGCGCATAAGAGCCTAGGAATTTTTTGAGCTGGCCATATTTGCCAACGCTCGCGCCATCCATTGCCGCCCGCAACTGGGCTAGGGTCCGCTTTTGCTTTTGTGCATTGGCGCGGGCCTCGATCTCTCCCGTCCGAATATCACCGCGCAAAACGCCCAATTTTTTCTGGCTTTCTTTATCGGCCGCCAGATCTCTAACCGCCAACTCCTGAGCCTCTTTAACCTTGCCCGCTTTGGTGGTTTCGTTTTGGATTTTTTCGGCCACCGTTTCACCCATGCCAGACACCAGCGACAACTGGCCAACGGGCTGGGCATCACCGCCGGACACTGAGGATAAAGCCGTTGTCACATCCCCAGTAGTTGGATCTCGGCGCTGACTGCCAAAAAATAAATTGCCCTCAGCATCTTTAAACGTATCCCCGGCGCCAAACTGCTTATTAACACTCCCGCCACCCAGGGCCCGCTGGGATTTAAGAATGCCCAGCTGTTCACCATAACCCACAGTTTCATCAATGGTTGTCTGGAACGCTTCCGGGTCGGATTCGTAAAGATCAATCATTTCTTGTGTATCGCTTGTGTCTATATCCTGGCGCTCTAGCCGGGATTTTCGGGCCTGGAGGGCCGCGCCCTGCTGGTCATAGGGCAACCCCTGGATCTCAGCGGCGCCCGTTACTGTACTGTTTAGGCGGTCGCGCTCCGCTTGGCGTCCGCGCTCCAATCCAGCGGCGGCGCGGTTGTCTTTTTGGGCGCGGTAATTTTGCCCCAACTGCTGACCCTTAAGCGCGGCCCCCAATGGGTCCCCGTAATTAATGCCGGACATATCGACAATTTGAGCCTGATGCGGGCGCGCTGTAATCAGGCCAGGCGCCGGGCCTACATAACTAGGCATTGTTGAAAAACTCCTGTTTTATTTTTAAGTAGCCCGTATCACTGGCCACCACCATGTCCGGGTACAACTCTTGGACCTCCTGGGCAATGCACCCCAGCGGGCTCTGTTCATCAGCGCCAACAATGGCCGCCTCCTCATTCCAATCCCAAACATACAGCGTGCAGCCCTTAAACTCCCCGATCTCCTCCAGGTTCTCCTTGAGGGCGCTATCACTAAAGAAGGAGCCGATCATATTGCCCACACCCAACATATGCTCGCGGCCCGCCTGGGTTGCCTCAATTTGGCCCTTAGTGCCGGAGGCAAACGCGGTGCCGATATCGCTCAAACTTTGGGCCTGAGCCGTACCCAACCCGGTGCGCAAATTAGACAAACCCGTGGCCATCCCAATATCCGTTTGGGCTAGGCTCCCTAGTTGCGCCATGCGCTTATCTAACTGCTGATTAGCCAACCCCTGGTTAAATTTGCTAACGGCCTTTAAACGGGACCCACCACCCAGGCCGCCGCGCGCGGCCAACTGTCTATCAATATCGCCCTGGCCTTGCTCGCGTAAAAATTGCGTGCCTGGGTCCTCGGTAAAATTGTCGTAGTATTCCTGCTGCCGCTCATTGCCATAAATACCCGTTGCTGATCTTAATTGTTCTAGGGCGCTATTTTGATCCGGCGCCATATACTGGGGGCCGCTATTCCGCTCCTGCCACTCTGTATAAGCTGGGTTAACCTGGCGACCGCCGCCGCCATACCCACCAAATGATCCCCCCATACCCGGCGGACGGGCGCCCCCACCGCTCAAATACCGATCCGGGGCGGGTCCTTGAGTGCCAGTGTTGAGCCCAAACGCCGCCGCCTGCTGAGGGGTCATAAACTGCGCCATGCCGGGTAAAATTTCCCCGTAAGCGTCCTCCTGCGCCGCAATCGCCTCGCGCTGCATTTTTATCTGCTGGTCTGTTGCCTGCCCTATATCCTCAGCGTTTTTTGTGCCACCACTGAGGGACCCCATAGTTTTGCGAATAAAGCCCATTAGTAGATCCCTCTGTAAGGTCGTAAACCGCCGGGGGCTTGCAATTGCCCCTGATTAATTTGCATAGACTGAGCCCGACTTGGGGCCCCCTCGATAGCGTATAAATTGGTGCCGCTGCGAACTTCACCAGGGGCGGCCAAACCTCCGGCAACGTTTACAGCGCCAAGGCTGGGCAACATGCCGCCGCCTAAAGATTGCGCCGGGGCGGGCTGTTGGGCGGCCATTTGGATCTGCGCTTGGCGCTCATCAATCATTGCCTGCTCATCCGCTGCCTGCTGATCCAGAACCGCCTGGCGCTCCAACTTCTCAGCCTCCTTTGCGGCTTTCTTGGCGGCCTCATCATCACCGCCGCCGCCCATCATGCTTTTGACAAAACCCATGCTACTGCCCCACCAATTCCGCAAGCTCCGCCCGCGTGATTCCGTAATAATTTTGATCAACCATTACGCCATTTTTTAAAAGGCTGGCGCGGTTTACGCCCTCTTTTTTCCACTTGTTGCACTCTACAAACTTGCACACCTCGGGAAAAATTACGGGCACCTCTGCTATGGCCTTTTCAATATCCGTTTCACTCAATAGAAAATGGTGCATTACTCGGGCGCATTCCATCGCCCGGCGGCGGTGTTCTTTTAAAATATTAATGTGCAACTGGACCGTAACCACACCCAGCCAACACACCAAAAAGAACCCCAACACCTCCCCCTTATCGACAAACAGATACACCCGCTCAGTCTCTTTTATTTTTATATCGTCAAGCGTGGCCACATCCTCAGAGATCCGCGCCAACAGATCACCGCCGCCGATCAATTCGCGCAAATGCGCCAGGTCCCGAGTCTCTACCAAATAGACGGCCGATAGATCCACAACGGTTTCCAATTAAACGATCTCGCGAACTGAAAGCGTCACGTTAACAGTACCCGCCGCGTCCAGGGTCATATGGATTTCATCCCCGGCCCCCAGGTTTTTGCCAATCAACTTATCCAAATACGCATCATCTTCTAACTGTACGGGCTGGTTAACCAACACCTGATCCGGGGAGCCTGGAGCGCCACCACCCCGGACAATATAAGCGTTTACTAGGCGCGCCTCTGAGCCGATATTGGCGGCGCTGCCATCGGTCACAATCCCGGCCGTATTAACGGGGACGGTATAAACCAACTGAGGCGCGTTTGAGGTTATCTGCTCATCGGCATAGGCATAAATATTTGGCATTCTTATAAATCTCCTGAAAATTCGGCGCTATAGGCGTACAACTGCCAATCCGGGCTTGTGATTAATTTAACGCCCTCAACATCAACGCCAAAGGCGTTAACGTCCTCCCCTGGCTGCACAACCCCATCAAAGTCTAAATACCCCGTAACAGTTGCCCAATCCGGGGAGCCCGCTGGGAAGAATCCCGGCAATTCTACAAGTTGAGTTCCGCTAGGGATTGGAATAGAAATATTAATAGTGGTAGTAACACCCACCCCAGGCTCTGACCCGTTGCTTGTGTCCAAGGTCACGCCATAGGTAACGCACGAACCGCCATCAGCAACACTGTTAACGGTATAGCTGCGATTGTTGGCCGGGATTGCGGTTTCCACCAGCTCAATAATAGAGCCGGGTGTAACGCCTAATAGCTCACTGGAGCGATCTATTGTATTAAGGTCGGTTTTATCAATTCTCAGCGTTGTGTTGTTGTTACTTCTATTCCAATTCTCAGCGGGCGGGTTTGCGTTGTTGCTATCGGCGCCGCGTGTCCATCCACCCGTTACTAAAGTGGTACCGCTTTCGTCGTATTGCTCCAGCGCCACAACAACGGTTTCCCCGGCCTGGAAAATGCCCCGGCCAAGGCTCACGTTATTCCACTGCCCCGCCAATAAAGTAAGGTTATTTTTGCGGGTAACTACAGGGACGCTAGGGTCTGTAATATTGGCAATAATAAGATTAAATACCGTTGTAACCGACACCGCCGGAACCCATACGCGAATCGTCGTTATCTGGACGTTATCAGTGAAAACAAACGTGGCGCCCGCCGTTACCACCTGGTTAACGTTGTTTGTTATCCAGGCGGGAACGTCCGGCAACATAAATTCAGCCGCCCCGGCCTCCTGAGGGCTTAGACGGTCCTGAGTCGTGCGCAGCGCCACCCCCGACCAACCCGCATCAACGGCAAAGTTGCCCGCCTCATAGATTACGTCCTGAGCCCAGGGGCCTTTGGAACACATCAGCCCGGCAACCTGGGACCGTATAAAGTTTTTTAACTCGCTTACTTGGTTTTGCAAATCCTCCAGAGCGGCGGCGCTGGCAAAGCGGGCGCCAGAATCCAAATCAACATCTATTCCCGTAACAACCTCGCTTTCTGTGCTATTAACCTGGCGCGTGATAGCCTCAAAAAATTTAATAATTCGCTGAGTCGCTGAGCCGTTTTTTTCAATCAACGATTCATCACGGCGCGGCGGGATAATAGCCATTACGGACCCCCCACGATGTTATGCAAGGTATGGGCGATTTTTTGATCTGTTAAAACGTCGAATTGCATCACGGCGGAAAACTCAAAGCGCCCGAGCTGCTTAAATACCGTGCGCGTTAAGCCGCTGGGCTCACTCGGCATAGCCAACGTCTGAAACGGGAAGAAGTTAATACCACCATCCACGGACAACGCCATAGATAGATCCGGGCCAACCTGCGCCGGGTTAAACCCGGACAACCCCACCTGACTTTTAAGCTCAACAAACGGAATACTAAAACGGTCCGAATTATTTTTAACGTATACCGTATTAAATCGGCGCAACAATAAATTGCCGTACTCTGTGAAAGTCTCCAGATCCACCTGCCCCAAGCGGCCATCCACAGAATCCCCCGCCATAATCTGCCCATACACCTGTTCAAAGTGGCTAACACGGCTCACACCCGCCGCCGTAGTGCTGGAGCTGCGGCGGTGCCAAACATGCTTGCCAAACTTCTGGGAGCTGGTCTGATCGTAAACCAGGGTGATCTGGTTGGGGACGGTAAAGCAGCAAAAGAAATTGCCGGACTCAGAATATTTAAAGGCATAGGCGTTGGCTAAATCATCGCGCGGCAAGCCCTGCAATATATTGTCAATGCTAGGCGTGCTGATCCGCTCAGACTGCCCGGACAATCCCGACCAAATAGAAATCCCCTCATTCTCTCCAGCGCCTAAAAATAAGTAGGTGTTTTGAAAATCGATAACGGCAAAGCTGGAGGATAAACCGCGATCAATCGCGGCGCCTGGAATACGGGTAAACGGGAAGGTATCCGCCGTATTAGAAAACACCTCAATCGAATTGAGCCCGAATATATACAGCTCCCCCTTAACGACCTCAACGGCCACATTATTATCCGTTGAGTAGTCCGCCGTTGAAAAGTCCAAGCCGTCAAAGTTTTGGCCGTGGTTATCCGTTACCAGGCTGGAGAGAAAAAACTCCTTATCTGTAAGGTACACAAAATACCCATCAATATAGGCTACATCCAACTTATTGCCGTAGTCGATAAACACCGGGTCCGCGATTTCGGTAAAGGTATCTAGAGCCTTATCGTAGAAATAACCCTCAACCTCACCAGGGACAACAACCGTTATCACAAAGCCGTTTTCTGACATATGCACACGGCCGGAGCCCACCACCACATCACCCAGGGCGGTTTTAACCCCGGCGGCGTCTACCTTGTAAAATCTGTCCCCGTGTACCGTATAAAGCTCATCCTCTAGCCGTATCATTCCACGGCAAGGGCCCTCACCCGCGTCCGGGGAGAATTCAACCAGACCCGCCGGACTTCTCAATGCCTGGGGATTCATTGGCCCCTTAGTCTCAATTAAGACGGGGAATAGATTAAGGCACTCCTGGTTGGCCAGGTTTTTAGCCTCGTCGATATAAAATCCTGTGAATGGAGCGATTGGCATTTTTTAATCCACTATATAAAAAGTGTTAACGCCATCGGACGCTAAACGCACATAAGGCCGATCAATGCCCGCCAATATAAGATCCGGCTCACCTTCAATTGTGTCACCAGCGCCAGCCGTAAGCGTGGCCGTGTTGTTTGTGCCGTCGATACGCTTAACCGTCATAACGCGGGACTGACCCGGCGCAATAACAAAGGAGGCGGCGGACGGCAATACCTCAGCCCAATTAGCAGTGGTGCAATCAATAAAGTTAATATCCGCATCCGTTAAGCCCTGGCTGGGAATAATGGTTGCAAAGGTTAATTGAGTCGGGAAGGTTTGAACCTCCAGCGCGATCTGCTGAACAAACGCACCAACCAACATGTTGCGGCTTTGATCTGAGGCGACAACCCGCACCAAATCTGTATCCTGGAGTGTTGAAACACGCGCCAGATTGCTTTCTCTGTTATCATTGCCCATTGAGTAAACCCCGTCCGTTATTGCGCGTTGTTATTGCTTCGCCCTGCTCATCATCCAGCACCATGCCAGAGGCGGTTTTTAACTTGCCTTTATAGTTGTTCTGGTAAAACTGGTCATTGCCATAACCAACCATTTCATTGCCAGAGCCAACGGGCAATGTGTCCGGCTTCGCCACATCGCTTAAATCTGTTAGGTTTGCGTAAACCGAACGCTTCGCCTCTTTGGCCATCTTTAAGAGCGCGCCCGGAATTTCAACCGTATATTCCATCGCCATTCGCATGGCCAACTGAGTTTTAATATAAGAGCGCGTCCAATCCCATTCCCCCACATCGTCATTAATGTCGGCAACAATGGTTAACGGGAATTTAATATTGCGGGCCTGCAACTCCAATAAAAAATCATTCAGCGTGTCCAGGGCGGCGGCGTATTCCTCAGCCGTTAGATCAATGCCCTGGCGCTTTACACTGATATACATTGCGGCGCGGTCTATGATGCTTTTGGCAGTGGACATAGCGGCCCCTAATGTGTCGCGGTATTTTCACTATCAGAGTCCGCGTTTTTTGCGGCCTCAATAGCGTCATTTAATTCGGTCATATCTTTGGCGCCCTCGCGTATCTTTGCGCGCAGCGGCTTTAACCCAAGATTGGCCTCAACTGGAATTGCCAATTGCTCAGCTAACCAGTAAAGATCCTTTTTACTTTTGCAGGTATCCAAGCGCTCCATCATGTTAACAATGGCCGCGATCTTGTCCGTCATTTTCACCAGCATTTGAACGCTCGCTGGGTCCTCATTGTGCATATCCTTAGTCAATTCCAACACGGCCTGGGTTGGGGTTTTAAACCATCCATCCGCCAACAACGCCTCATCATCCTTTTTATTTTCTACGCGCTGAGGCGCAACATTAGGCTTATAACGCATAGCCGGGTAACGTTTAAAAAGGGCTTTTCTTTGAGACATAGAGATAATCCATGGGAATAATTAAGGAATAGAAAGGCCCCCATATTTGGGGGCCTTAATTAAGGTTTAGAATTAAACCTCAGAGATACGAACCACCGCGCGCGACTCTAGCAAGCGCACGCCGTACAACATATCTAAACGGCAAATAGTCTTGTCGCGCAAAACGTCCGAATCCATCGCCACACGCATAGAATAACCATCCAGCGCGCCCGTTGAGTTATCGACGCCGCCCTTGAATGCTTCCATATCGGCGGTTGCCAGGGTCAACGCCTGCTTGTGAAACGCCATACCTTCACGCGAACGCGCGCCAGCCACACCACTTGTGACAGTAATAACCGCCGCATCCGGGACAGTGCCACCGACGATATCGCACGTTTTATAAGCGCCAGTTGTAATGATTGCCGGGCTAATCAATGCCGCCACATCACCCGAGCCGTCCGCCGTAATATCCGCAAGGACAGTGAACATTTGCAAACGGCTGGTTGCCTCGCGAGTACGATGGTTCACTTGGTAAACATCCACGATGGTGAAAGTATCACCGCTGTTGAATGTGCCCGTGGTTGCCGTTAGGCCACCAATATTAAAGGTTTGGCTTAAGTAGTCGTTGTCTTTAACGTCCGAATAAACAACTTCCTGCGCGGCGCCATCGACAACCAGCGAACCCGCAAAGGCGCCATTGGTATGGTTAACCGCTGATTGGAATTTGTAAATTGGGAAGTTGCCCAGGGTAGTAACCAACGCGCGCTCAATCGCCCGGCTGGCAATCTCAGTGGGAAAAACAGTGGTTAAGATGGCCGCCAACTGGACCATCATTACAGGCGTGATCACACAGCAACGATCCATCATTGGCACGCCGTAGTCATCCAAAATAGCATCCATACTGGCAATGCTTTGGAAATCAGAGACGCCGCCCGTTTTAAGCCATGGCGCTTTTTGAAATTCGCGGGCTATGGCGGTTTCGCACTTCTGCGCAATCTCGATCATTGCCGGACGAATATAGCGCTCACTGAAATCAGAAATATCAAGGGTCAAATCTTGGCTAGATACTTCAAACACCACTGAGTCTTGATTTTCTAGCTTGATCTCGGCGGAACCTTCCACGATATCGGACACATTGCCCGTCATATCACCATCAGCACCATAAACGTTGGTGGCCATAAAATTAACACGGCGACGCACGCGCACCGATTGGCCGCGCTTTAGGGCTTGACCGGAGAATTCCCCGGAGTACTGTTTATCAACCAGCTCACCCAAAACCATATTATTTTTGAGTTCTAGGAGTGATTCATTGAGAATAATTGAGGAGGTAATTAATGTATTAGCCATGTTGGTTCCCTGCTATTAAAAAAAGAATTGTGGCCTTATGGCCGATAAATTCGCTTTTTTACAACCTGCGGCGGTTGAATAGCAGAGGACCTTAGTACCGGGATTCTGAGCCCCGATATATAGCCGCTGGGGACGGCTTACACCTATACAGCTTGCGCTGATTAACCTCGAATATAGACCTATAAAAAAAATAGCGCCAACCCCTTTTTAGGGATTGGCGCTCTATTCGTCTTTTATTATTACACCCTTGGGATTACATCGCGTGTTTACCGATCAACTCCACGGCCTCCGCCAACTCCTCATCGTTCATTGCCCTAAATTCTGTCGCGCCATCGAAACCCGACAATCCAGGGTCAGAGCCAATACCTAACAACAATCTCTCAACTATAGTTGCCCGCCCATTTGTGGCGCGTAATATAACCAACTCAGAGGAAAAGGGTGTTTTATTGGAACAATTGCCTACGCGCCAACTCCCAAGCCTTACGGACGTAACGCCAACCTTGAAAATGCATTTATTTTTAAATCTCTCACCTTTGGCGCACCAAATATATACCGCATCATCATCAAAACCATTTCTGTGATTTGGCATATGATCACATGCATCATCCATTAATTTAGCACTGCTTACGCGCTTGTAAGCACCTGGCGAGCCATCCTTAAAATCAGACCTATATTTATACTGTTTAGCAAGCAACAAACTCTCAGCCAATGTTAACTCCCAGGAATGGCTACTTTTTATTTTTTCGCCAAACACCGCACCAATCACACTAAGGGCGCCCATTTTTTGGGCAGCACCATATGCCGCACTATCAACAGAAATAGCAAACGCCTTACGCGAAGAGTATTTTTTTGCTACTAGCAAAATTTTTTCAAGAGTCCAAACTCGATTTAAACTTCCAGGACAAACTGGGGCACCAAAAACATCATCCAACTCATTAAGCCACCCATTTTTCCACGCTTTGTCATAAGCACCAGACGCGCCGCGCGCAAACTTAGTCCGCGTTTCAAAATCGGCCGCCCGTTTAAAAACAAGCTCTTTATTCCAAATGATACGCCCCATACCCTCACGCCTCCGGCTTTTTAATATCGAATTGAGCCGTTAAGGCTTTAGCCACCAAATCGGACCGCCCTAGCTCCTGAGCTTCCATCCAGTCCCATATATAAGCAGGCAAGCAAACAGACTTACCCGTCTTTCTGTTGGCGCCACTGGTTAAAACGGGGCGCCCTACTGGGTTTTTATTCATCTCCCGCACCCTTTAACTTTTGGTTTAGTTCGTAAACCTTAACCCCTAGAGCGATCAAGGCCACAAACAGCGCACCAATAAAACCACCTATAGCCATATAGGTGGTTGCATACACCTCAAAAGTATTAGCCGATAACAACGCAGTTTCCGCCGCTACCTTTGCCAATTCTTGCTCAACCATAAATCACCTCAACCATATTAGAAATCAACAATACCACCCATTTAATATAATAACTATATTATAACAAATAACACACCTTTGGCGCCTCCTTATGTCTTATCGGTATACATAGTACCTATACAGCGCGGGGGATTCTGGTAATATGTATACCACTGGAACAACAAACCAAAGGCGGATATTATGATTTACTTTCTAAAATGGTTATGGAATTTACCTTTTTTCCTTCTTAGCCTGGCGGCTAGTATTGCTATAGTTTCCGCCTTTTGGCTCCCTCTAGTTGTGATAGCTATAATTTTTGGGCGTATCCCCGCCGTAATGCTTATTTGCGTCCCTTTTGGAATAACCTATTGGCTAACCTTTGACCTGGATAAATAAGATGCCAAAAATGGACGCCAACAAATACGCCAAACAAAAGAACTACGCCGCCCGGCAAAAGCAAAAGGGGTTAGTATTGCTGCAACGCTGGATAGACCCGATCCACAAGCCGGAGATCGATGCACTGATTAAACAGCTAACAGAAAAGGAGGACGGCAATGCTATCGAAAATCAGGAAAAAACCAACAGCACAACACAAACGCCCACCCAGTAAAATGGCGCGCGTCTGCAATTGCGGTTGCGGCGATCTCACCAAAGGCGGCCAATTTATTGAGGGTCATAGGCGCAAACCAAGAGCTAAACACAATGTTTAAAGTACCCGAGGAAAACAGAGTAACTGAGGGCCCCTTGGCCTCTTGGCCTCTTGTAGTCAAGACGGAAACAATGGCCTATTCCTATTTGATGTTGAAGGGCAGAGAATGGCCGTTATTGCCTCGGACGGGGAGGGTTGGGAGCATGTTAGCGTTTCCAGCTGCACGGTACCAACCTGGCAAGAAATGTGCGCCTTTAAAGCAAAGTTTTGGGGGCCGGAAGATTGCGTCGTGCAATATCACCCGCCAGAAAGTGAATATATAAACAATCACCCGAACTGCTTACACCTATGGCGGCCAACTGATAAAGAATTAGCCCGGCCGCCCAGCATCCTGGTAGGCATCTAATTAGTTTAGTGAATTTTCCTTACAACCCTTTAACTACCTAACTTAGAGAGCAGAAACATGACAATTACAGCTGAAATTGGACACAAAATGTACGCACTGAAAAACATTGAGCAAGCACAGCAACTGCTATCAATTCTCGATTCTGCAATAGTCGTTGACGAGCAAATGTGCCGCCAAGACGGCGAATACGAACACTACCTAGTCAAGTGCCAAAGTGGCCCGCGAATTGAGGTGAAACTAACTCAAACTGAGATCATCGAGAAAAATGAGTTCGATGAAATCTGCAAGAAACACGAAGTAACCACGCCCGTTTGAATTTTCCTGAGAAGCCAGCGGCGCCGGTATCTGCCGCCCGCTTTTCGGGGTTTTAATCACACCTTGCACTTTGTTTTCGGCTATAGCGTGAAAATGAAGGGCCACTTTTAAGGAAAACATTTCAATGTCAGATCAAGTTATGACGCCAAACGAAAACCTTACCTATCAGCTTGAAACCTTGGCCAGCTACACGCCGGAAGACCTCGACAACCCTGTATTTGATGTTGCTTATGAGTATGCAGGCGGCGGAGAAGGCTTCGCTGAAATTTGCTGTATTGATGTTGCCAGTCGAGCACTTGACCGCATAAGTGAGCTGGAGAAGGAGCTGAAAAAGACAAAGACTACCGCCAACAAGCTTATCGATGCAGCCAATAACGAAATAGCCAGGCTAGAGACTCAGCTGGCCAACCACTAAGGAAAACACGACAATGCCAAAAGGGACGGCCCGCAAACAAAAGAAACCCCGCAAAGCCCGCAAGGGCTTAGACCTTGCCCATAGCCGCTACATCAAAACGCTCCGCGCCATGATGCCAGGGACAACTATTTTTTATTGTGACCTGTTGGGCAATGATGCGGGCGGCGTACCCAATACCCAGATAAACGGGGCCGGGCGCGCTATTGCTATGCTAGACGCAAATTATGAGCTAATCAGCAAAGAGATCACCGAACGGCTATGGAATTGGCAAGTGGTGGCCTTTTCCTATTGCGACAATGGCAAACAGTGCGACCTAGAAAGCGCCTCATACCAGGCCAAAGGCGTACAGATCAACACGATAGACGCCACCATAGAGGCGGCGCTAACAGAATGCCGGGAAATCACTAAGGACCACCAGGAGATAACCTGGGGCTGGCTGGCCATTATTAGGCCGGACGGCTGGGATCAAAACGCCGAAACGGACGCCGCCGAACTCGACACACAAGCGACCCTGATCGACAAAATAGAGCGCAACATTAAACGCGCTCAGATTGCCGCCCTGGAAGCCCTAGTTGCTTAACGGGCCTTTTTTTCGGCCATCCGTTGCTTGTAGTAGGCATCAGGGCTTAATGTTGCGCCGTTAGGCACTGGCGCTATACCGCCGCCACCGTTACCCGGCTGGATAGGCGCCGGGGCGCTGGTTTTGCGCTTGCCGGGCTTAAAATTGCTCTCCAACTGGATGATCTCCCGCATTGTGTCCGCAAAGTTACCGTTATTAAAACGCTCCAGCTTTTCCGGGTTGGCCAATAGGTGGTGGTGTATCTGCAATCCCGCCTCACTCTTAAGGATCACCCCGGCCAATTTCTCCTCAAAGATAACGCCCGCCGCATCCGCCGCCTGGGTTAACTGCTGATAACCTGGGTTAGCTTGCATGTATGGCGCTTGTTTGTCTTTAAAGGCTGTTAGGCTCTTTTCTTGTTGCTGGTTTACTTGCTGCTGCTGGCGTACCTTGTCGCGCTGATCCAACTTGAAATCAACCAGGGCATCCTGGAATTTCTCATCATCATAATCAAAGTCTTCCAGCTTGGGCTTACCCTCTTGGGCCTGCATCACCTGGCGTTCTACTGCTTTGTCCTGCTGTTGGGCCTTTAACTGCTCAACCTCCTTTTCCAGCTGCTTTTTTTGATAATAAACCTGATTAAATCGGCTATGAGGGACGGCTTGGCCCTCCTCACCCGCTGGCGCGCCGGGATCGATGGCGGCGGGATCTATGGCGCCGGGATCTGTGCCGGCTGGATCTGTGCCGGCTGGATCTGTGCCGGCTGGATCTGTGCCGGCTGGATCTGTGCCGGCTGGATCTGTGCCGGCTGGATCGATGGCGCCGGGATCGATGGCGCAGGGATCGATGGCGCCGGGATCGATGGCGCCGGGATCGATGGCGGCCGGAGCTATCGCGCCCGCTTCCGTGTCGGTTGGCTGGATTACTGATTGTGGATCTTGTTCATTACCTGGCATTTGTTCCCTACTCCATCAGAATGGCGCCCAAAATGGGGCGCCGTGTAGTTTTAGCACAATAAAGCGCCAGGCGCTAAAGATAGGCCGCCGCTGTCACCATTATATTAGCGCTGGTTATATCCATTTGCTGGCCGCCCCCCGCTTTTTGCGCCTCCAGCTCTATAACATGCGCGCCCGCCGTTAAATCATCCGGGGCGGAATAACTAAAGGGCTGCACGTTGCTTGTATCCTTGGGCTCCTGGGACCATTCACGCCAGGCGCCGCCGTCTACCCGATAACGGAACTCAGCACTTTGGCTAACACTCGCCAGAGTCCAGGCAAAATTTAGATCAACTCTAAAAGTTGCGGCGGTAATCACGTTGAAATTAAGCGTTAATACATCCGTCCAGGCGGCGGGAACGTCAATTAAATCCCCCTCTTGATAATAGAACTCAGGGAGCGCCGGAGGTTTAGCCAACCAACCACCGCCGCCGGAGTCATACGTTAGCACCTCACCATCAACGGGCGTTACTGGAATAGATACCTGCTCTAGATCATTTAACGTTAAATAATCAATTATATAGTCCTGACCCTGGGGACCCGCGCCCGCTTCGCGCTTAAGTACCATACCATCAGCGACAATCGTCACTTGATCCGATATATCAGAAATATTGATTAATACAGGTTTTTGGTTTAACCAATTATCATTAAAATTTATTAAATCAGTCTCAGAGGTGTTAGCATAAGTCTCCCACAGAATAATACCAGAGCCCTCATCTCTATCAGGATCTAACCCAAGAAAAATACAAATCGCCCTAGCTTTTGCTTCAATTTCTGCCGCTGTTGGCGGCGTTGATATTCCCATCATTTACCCCTATTTGTTCCAAGTTGCTAAACAAGTCATATCTTGCGTGCTACCGTTATTTAAAACAGTCACTGTTCCATCGCCAGCAATAGAAATTCTAGAAAAATCACCATCCTGGCCAGACTTATGACCCGCTAAAAATATCGGCATTGCGCTACCTGTTATAGGTCGGTGAGCTAGGTCTATTTGACCAACCGGGCCACCTCCTATATAGGAGCCTGATTTATTAATGCGCATTTCCATCTGTACTGTATGTGTACCAATTAGCCTAGTCCTAAACGTACCTATAGTTGTTCCTATCAATAAAACGTTAACCCAAGGGCCAACGCCATTACCTATTGATTCTATAATATCAACCTGGCCTAAGTTAGTGCCCCCAACGGTTGGGGTTAACGTTTGCAGAGATGCTAAATCATCGTAATAATTCAAATCCCCTTGGTATGATTGGCGGTCGATTACGCCCGTCACGGCCGCTCTAAATTCAAGTGCAAACTCAGAATTGCCTTGCTCAATATAACGAACCGCATTAAATACATTATTTGCATTTGCAGAAACCACATTGATTGATGCCAGGACATCATTTCCGCTAACATCTATAGTTATTTCTTGCTCATTACCTGCGCCAGTTTCAAACCAATCAAAACCCGCCTTTATTGTCCCTTGCACCAACGCGCCACCCGCTACTTTATACCAAGCGTTTAATGTTATAGCGAATGAAGTAAGAGACTGAAACCTGTTTGCAGTTTCAATTTCCGACGGCTCCCAGAGGCCATTGGTCGCAACCCATCTTAAAACCTCACCATCAGCGGGCGCCGGAGCGTCTACATCAGTTAAATCATTAAGCGCCGTGGCGCTGTCTGAACTCTCCCAGGTGTTGCCGTTGTCTACGGTCATATACCAATCGTATATTTCCCGCGCCGCGCTGAGATCCGCCGGGGTGGGGCCTGCTATGCCGTCCAGGATAACGTTAGCATTTACACCCGCCACACTGACTAACCCGGTGCCGACTTGTATAACGGTCCAATGATTGCCCAGGGGATTAGTGGGCGTCAATTCCGGCATGGTTAGCGTCATTGGCGTGGCGCCGTTGTCGCATATGATAATGGGGGAGGATTCGGCCACTAGGTCCGGGATAGTCGCGGAACCCGTCACGCGCAGCGCTTGACGCCCTGGCGCGGTCACAACTGCCGGGTTGCTCAATAGGGTCCAATCAGCGGCATTAAAGGTGGGGGCGTTTAGGATCTGCTGGTTAGCTTGATAAATACCACTAACAAACAAACACAAATCACCAGCGTCATAATTAGCGCCAACAATGTAATCATCCGCAACGCGGCCCAAATCCATATCACGATCCGCCGGAGTCGTGGTGCGCGTCTGGCCAGTAGTGAACCCAGCCAACTCAAGGGCGTATTGTTTGGTATTGTCCGCATCATCCAGGACCCTAAAAACATCATCCGTAAACACGGCGCCGGACACTTGCCCCCAATCATTGGGCGGCGTTACTGGATCGTTCCCGCCTGGCGCAATCGCAATATTGGCGCGGTAAAATTGCTGAGCAAATTGGACAACATCGGCGCCCCGGTAATCCTCGCGGGTATCCCAATCCCCTCTATATTTGGCTGTTATTGGCTCCCAGTTGGCGGCGTCATCCAATAGATCCCCGGCGCCTGGGCTTGTGTGGGTGTTTATGGCTCGATAAGCGAGGCCCGTGGTTGTGTCGATTAGAACCGCGCCAGCGACATAATATGTCAACTGCGCCCAATCCCCTATCGGCTGGTTTGCCTGGGTACCCGTAAGCGGGACAAATTGCGCCGGGTTTTCACCATCAAACGCGGTCCCCTCAGGCAGCGCCGCAACAATGCGCCACAGCTCCCCGCCCTGGAGGATCACCGAGCCCGCAACCCAAGACAATGTTGAGTCGTAGACGGGTATAGGCTGATCAACCACCCAGGCGCCGCCCTGGCTCTTTAATATATCGCTATCCTCCAGGCAGTAAAGGCGGTCCCCATCGATGGGCGTGATAAACGACCAGGCGGAGCCGTCCCAATAAGCCAAGGTGCCATCCTGCCCGGCCCAATCATTCACGGCGCCAGTGGGCACAATGTATTGGTCATAAAGCGCCGGAGTAAGGGGCGTGGGGTCTGTTATGGTCCGGCTTATAGCCTTACCCTTAAGATTAAATAGATAGTTTTGGTGGTCTATCTGGGCCTGTTTGGTAATCTGGCGTGATCCGGCGGTGTAGGTGTTGCCCACTTGCTCCCCCGGCGCGTGGGTTACAACAATGGTCCCCTCCGCCCCGCGCTCCGCAATGGTCAACACGTTAGCCGCCCGGCTGCTGATCAATAGTATTTCAGCCGACACCGTTACCAAAAAATTGTTATTAGGGAACGCGGCGCCGCTGTCTACATCGAAAGTCGCGCCCGGCCCGTCCAGGGAATCAATCGTTGACGTTAACGGGGAGCGCGCAATATTGGTTTCCTCCAGCAACGTGGTTTGAGTATCTGGAGTTACTGGAAAGTTTACCATTGTTCTATTCCTTAGAAGCTGAGGACGGCGGTACCGCTGCGAGGGCTGTCAAAATTGATAATTAGTTGGGCCTGGGTCGCCAAATATAAAACCTCATAAGCGGGCGCGGCCTGTTCGTGACTTGTCATACGCTCAGCGGCAACATTTGACTGGTTGTATTCACTGAGTCCATAAACCAAGCTATCTAAATCTGAGTAAAGCGCGGGCCGGAATACGGCGGCGCTCTGTTCGTATACCTGCACCAAAGGAGCGCCGGGGATATTGTCAAAAACTAGCTGTATCTCATTCTGAAACGGGCGGCGGATAAAATTAGCCACACTTTGCCCGGTCTGCAACAACAACAACCAGGTAATCAAATCGGCGTCTAAGCGGTAATAGTTTTTGTCGGATTCAACATAAGCCAACATGCCCTCAGTTCTAAACGCTGGGGGGAGCAAATTGCGGTCGCCGGGACTGTCGAACGTTTGCAGGCCACCCAGGGCAAAGTTTGCTAGATGGGTTGGGTACTCATCCAGATCCACATTACCGGGGCCAATATACGACGACAGCGGAACCTGGCCACCCTGAACCGGGGGGACGGCGGCATTGATATTTGTATAGCGTGCCATTTAAGCCACCACAAAAGCGCGCTGATAAACAAACTCAGGCAACCAGGATATATAAGCGGCATGGTCCGGGTGGTTTTTCTCCCCGGCGCTTTCGTACTCCATTAGATAGCCGATATCGGCGCCCCATTCATTAGCGGGTAATTCCCATCCTCTATAAATACAATATTCTTGGCGCGACATTCTCACGGGTTTTGCAGCGACCAACAAAAAACCCTTATCAGGCGCGGCAATAGTATTATCCAGATTTTCCGGGTTTGGCATTGGCTGTATCCTTACGGCAAAGAGGGCGGCAACTGGACCGGGCCGGAGCTGGCAAAGGTCCAGGTAAACGCCCCGGCGGTCTGTTGGAATGATCTGTAAACAGAGTAATTGAGCTTGTAGCCGTTAACGTTGGTTACTTCAACGTCCGATTCCTGAACTGTCGGGATCTCAAAACCCGTTTGAGGGTCAATAACGGTCCCCAATGCGCCCCAGGCGGCCGGATACGCATAGATCATATATTGAGGCGCGCCGCTGGTTGGCTGCGCTAAGGTGCCACCGTGCCCCGTCTGAATGCCTGTTGGCGTAAAGGCTAAAACCTCAGCCTCATTTGTGGGCACCGGACCCTTTCCAAAATATGCGATCGCACCAAACCTCAGTGAGCAACTGCCGTTATCAGTAAGGCCCGTCAACGGGTCTTTAGCCGCTATGGTCCAAGTCTGGTTTGTCTGATCGTTGTTTAAGAGCGTCACCAGGCGGGCGCGCTCAGAATCAGCAACGGGCGCATAAGTGCCGGGGCCTGTTAAAAGCTGGTCTATTACTACGGCAATCGTCCAGCTCCAAGAAAGCGCAACCTCAGAAACCAGCAACCCGACCTCAACCAACCCCGGCGCACAGTTGATAAACTGCAACGCAAACGCGGGCGGCGGGATATAGATATCCAGGCAATCCGGGTTGTCAGGATTAGGCGCCACCAATACATCCGTCCCGGTAAAGTTTAAGCAGGTAGCGGAATCTGAAACCGTCACCCCATCGTATTGGATCTCTACAGCGCCGCCGCCGTTGTTGCCATTGGTTAGGGCGTAGGCCTGGGGCCGGGCGCGTCTAATCAAATCCTCAAGGCGCTTGATCTCATCCAGAAAAATATCAAAACGATCATCATCCAGGGCGCTACCTTGGACAGCATCCGCCGGGCGCACCAACTCCAGCAACCCGGCGCCCATTTGGCGGACCCGGTTTTGAATTACGCTGATATCCTGGCGCAAATCGATGTTGTCCAGCTCCCCGCGCAACTTGCCAAGGGCCTTATCCTGGCTTGTGTTGGCGTCACTCTTGGCCAGGGCCAGATTGAGCTTAAGGCTCTCGATACTGTTGCGGACGCCAACAACATCATCATTAATGAGTTTTTTATTGAGGTCGCGCATCCCGTCCGCTTTGGATAGGCGCGCGTTTATTTGCGTCACCTCATTGGCCAGGGCTTTACTGACCAATCTATAAACGTCCTCAGGCGTTAGCGGCGTTAATCGCATAACAACCCCTAGACCATCGGCGTGGCATTGGGCGGCGGCAACTGCGCGGCCATATCGACGGGCAACATTTGACCCTGATCATCGACATTTACAACGGTCCCATCATCGGTCTGATACAACCCCGGCGCAACATTGGCGAAGGCGGTATTCACGGCCTCATTCATGCCGCTATTCATATGGACAACCGCGTTATCCAGCTGTAACTGCATGGCCTCCATCGCCTGCTGATTAAGCGCCATCCCCTCCTTAAACTCACTGATCATAATATCGGAGAATACCTTGGCCGTTTCCGCCTCAGTCTTTTCTGATTGGCTTACATTCTTATGCGCCCGGCTTTGTTTCTCTAATAGATCCGCCTCCAGTAGATCAATCTGAGCGGCCAAATGCTCCAGGGTTAGCCCCTGCTGTTTAAATTGCATCTGTTCAAGTGGGGACGGCTCAGGGGCGCTAGCGGCCAATTCCGCGATCTCCTCCGCCTCCTCCTCATTAGGCCGGATTAATCCTTTCTCAATCATTGAGCGGCGGACGCGCTTAGTGATCTCAACGCTCTCCGGGTGGTCCAGATTCTTAACCAGGATATCCGCCGTCAAACCCATCAGCTCAGGATCGTTAGCACTGATGGCGGTGATCATGGCCAACGTCTCCTCCCGCTGGGTTGCAAAGCTAGGCCCAAGGGATACGGATAAGTCATATTTGCCCTGGGCTAAATCGTTAACAATCGTTTTGGTGTTGTTCTCAACGTCTATTTCCTCCTTGTTAATAGGCACAAATTCCGTCGAATCATCAGGATTCATGGTGCGAATCTGCGCCTCATAATCATAAACGCGGGGGATCATATCGATTAATACGTTGCCCGTGTATTCCACGGCATCCGCTAGATTTTGGATAAGCTCCTGATGGCCGACATTGCTCTGCTGTTGGATGGCCATAACGGCCGCGCCGCTGGGGGCATTGGCGCCCATAGGGACATTGCCCAAGCTGGCCTCATTAGTGCCCAGCGTGGCTTTAATATCCATATCCGCCTGCTGGCCAATCTCAGTAAGCGCGGGCTGGACGGGCGGCGGCCCCAATCTCAGCGGAGTTAATCCCGTATCGCCGGGATCATAGAACATAAACGGGGAGTTTCTGAGGTTAAAGTTTTTATACTCATCCTCATATTCCCCCACCATATCCGGCGTAACAAATATAGGATCTTTAGGACTGTTGGTGGCGGCCTCAACCTTGGCACTGACAATATGGTTATAGATCCGTTGGGGATCTTTGGCAAAGCGAACCATGCCGCGCCATAGGTGTTGGCCCTCTATCCAGTAATTGAAACCGTATACCGGGAATACAGGAATATGCTTAGACGGGAATTCTTCTACCGCTGTTAATACCTCAGTGCCGGACACCTTGCACCACATCACGCGATCGCGTTTAATTTTGCGCTCACGAATAACGGTAACGGGGCTCTCTCCCTCCGCCATTTCCTCCAACACATCCTTAACCGTGGAATGCAAAACAACCCGGCCGTCCGATAATTCCAAGAGCCGATCGTTAATGCGCTCTTTGTAGAAATATTCCATTACCCGGATAGTGTCTTGAGTACTCCAGCCATCACGGCGCAAGCGTCTCAGGTTGGGGATCTTATCAAAACTGCTCATCTGACTATCAGGGTATAGCTCTTTGAAACGTTCGCGCGGTATATCCTCAGCGATAAACGCGCAGCGGGCGTTCCGCTTTAAGCTGTCGCGGTCCTCATACTCAAACCAAACGGTATTAACGGCGTCTGGTATCCACTTTAAACTTATCTCTTGGTCAAAACTTTCATCATCCAGAAAATCCGTACACACGCGCCAGGCACCAAAGCCGCCCGTGGCTACCTCCTTAAGCGCCTCGACTTGGATCTTGGAAAACATGGACTTATTAAATATGTTTCGGATAATACCGTTAAACACTCCGGCCACCTTGGGCTCAGCGTTTGCCGTGGTGGGGCGGGTATTGGTGGACATTTTTTGGCGGGTAAACTGGCCTATAACCTGGTTAATGGCAAATTGGATTTTATTAATCTCAAACCGGGGGCGGTCTTTGCTTTGGCCGTAACGCTGATCCCACTGGTTCCCCTCAGCCTGGGCAAAGGCAATATCATCTAGGGCCTGTTCCCGGCTGTCATAATCTGAGGTTTTGGCGGCGTTGTAACGCTTAAGGGCCTGAACGTGGATATCATCCATTTTCTGAGATTTTGTTTTACGCGCCATAATCATTCCGTCCGGGGAAATTTTTATTATTTATAGGCGCTTTTTTATTTGATTACATTACTTGGGGGGATCTTTGGCGTTTAAAACGTCCTTTATCTCTACACCCTTGATCTTTTTGGCGTATTTACCCTCATTCCAAGCGGCTTTACGCTTTTCGGACATAACCCGGCGGCGGCATGGCTCGCACCGGGTTGTGGGCGTGTACAGTTTGGCGGTAAAGCTGGAGCCACACCCACAAGCAAAGGAGCAATAAATATAGGGGTCTTTATGGCGGCCAATCGAACGGACCTCCTGGGACAGTATGGGGCGGTTGTTGCGGGGTCCATCCGTTGGCCCGCTCACTATTTACCACCCACTGGCAAAGCTTATTTTTTTAGGTTTCATCTTTGGCGGCGGATTGGCAAAGGCCAAAACAATAGCGTCCGCGCAATTAGGGCTTTTAACACCCCGCCCTCTCATATCCTTTTTAGACTCCAGTTGGATAATGCTGTTGTTGGTCCTTAGGCGCATAACGCGCGTCAATTCGCCTTTAAGCATATCAATCATAGGCTTGCCCAGTGCCTCAGCGTCCAGGCTGATAAGCTCCTCGGGGTCTATATAATGGCCTTTCTCGACGGCTAAATAGGTATTGTAAAAGCGGTCCCGCAAGTACCACCAATATTGTGCACGCTTATTTTTAAAGGTGTTTTTATTAGTGTCATCGCCCTTGTATTTGGCAGTGGGATTATCAACGGTCTTACCGCCCTTGTAATTCTCGACCACAACCCGCTTACCTTCCAGGCGCTTGGATAGGCCGATTTTAACGCCCGCCCCTAAACCGTCCCCGTCAAATACTAGGAACTCTGAACGCATATCATAAGCGCAATCAAAAGCCCTATTAATGCCGTCCTCAAGGTCCCCCTTGGTCCAACTGCTTAAATGGTCCACTACTGACCCATGGCGATGGCATACCGCTTTAGCATCCTCCCCCTCATCCGCTGGATCGAACCCCAGCGACTTAACGCCGATCGGCTCAAAGCCCAGCTTAATATGGGCGTTAATAGACGCCTCTACCCATTTAGGTTGAATAATTACATCATCTAGATCCCGCTTGGGCTCCCCACCATAAACATGTAACCAGAGGTCAAAGTTATCGTTGCGCATCTGCTTAGACGCGGCTCTAAGGGTATGGGGCGCCCACGGGTTATCATCTAGGCCAACCTTAGCAACGTATATGTCATCATCAAAACCCGGATCATAAAGGGGATCGTTAGCCGATCTATGATAAGAGCCATTGGCCGCGATTGCGTCCAGGTAGGGCTTAACGTACTTACTGTATATGGCGCCATCCTCGCGAACCGGGTTAAAGCTATACCAAAGCTCAGAGCCGGACTTTCTGATGGTAGGCTCAAGAAAGTTAATACTTTCCTCTGTGACCGTCTCAGCCTCTTCTACCCAAGCTATATCAAAAACAGACTTTGATTTTATAGAGGATAGATTGCGGGCCAATTGCCCATACTTGAAACCGCCGCCGGAGCTATGCCGGATCTCATTGCGCAAAACGGTAAAGCCCGTAAATCCGTCCAGGTTAATAATCTCCTGGATAGTGGCGTGGCATGAATCATCGATTGAGTTTAGGTATTCCCGGAGGCATAAAATGCGCTTACCCTTCTGCGCCTCAATCAATAGGACGCGAATAAACGACTCTGTTTTGGCGCCACCCCGGCCGCCGTAGAATATCTTAAAACGTATTTTTTGGAATAGCGGCTTGAATTTAGCGGGTAGCTTTAACTGTACCGTCAACTGAACTCCTCACCAGCGGCGGGCGGGACAGCCTCCACAAACTCAACAATAACGCGGTTCTCAATATCCTGATCCAAAGCAATGGGCGCGCCACCGGGTCCGCTGAACTCGCTTTTATTGGCGGGCTCTATACCGCAATACTTGCCCACTTTGTCCAGGCTTGCCGTGGATTGCGCAAAGTCCCCGGCCTCCTTTAGTTTTATCGCGTTGTCGTACATTTCAAGCGCCAGATATTGGGCGGTCAAACTGTTGGCATCGGCGGCCATCGCCTCCACCAATAACAGATACCGCTTTACCTTGCCATTTCTCATCAGGCGGGAAGCGTGGGAATTAGCGGCGTCCGGGTCTTTGCATTTATAGCCCGCCTGGTCATACGCGCGCCCAGCGGGAATCCCCTGTTTTACCAGAGCGACAAAGTTTTGCTGTTGGGGATTGAGCTGTTTAAACGCCCCCTTAATCTCATCTTTAAGATTTTGAGGGCTTAAAAGCTCTATCTGGGAGCCCATGGGGTCTACATCCGTTAAACCGAGTTAACCCGATTCTAGGCCAGTATTTAACCAATAGGAAGGTTTAAGGGGCATTAAGGGAGGGTTTTAATGCCGGGCAACAAATGCACCCGTTAACTCCGCGTAGATTGTATCCATCCGCTCAACCGCCTCATCCTCATTATCTGGCAGGTTAGTAACCAAGTTAAACGCACTAAGCGCGCCCGCAAAAAATGCCGCCCTGGATTCTGATATCTGAACACTTCCGGCGCTCTTAGGGATAACGCGCGTCAAATAGTCTTGCCACTTCTCTTCGATAGTCATTTTTTAAAACTCCTTATTTGCTTAAATTAATACAAATGTGCATCGATACAAACGCACCTTTGGTTAAAGATAAAATTGTATTGATGCGCATCGATACAAACGCACCTTTGGTTAAAAATAAAATTGTATTAATGCACATAACCCTACTTTTCCGAATCGGCCTCCTTCGCTTTGGCCCGGCGGTACTGCATTCGGCAACGGTCCCCACAATACTTTTTAGTGGTCACGCCCTCAAAGGATTCCCCACAGTTAACACAAGTGCCCTCAACGATCCGGCGCTTGGCATTAAGCGCCACCGCTGCACGATTGCGGCGGTCTGGACCGTCCCCGCTTTGGCCATCAATGTGATCAATCTTTTCCTGGTCGCGCATCGAACTCCTCCCAAAATAAATCAACACTTAAAACAGAAAATGGCCCCTCGACTATTGGCGCTTGAATAGCCGCCCGCGTCCACTCCTCTTTTGATTGGTACTGGCGGCGGTCCGTGTAGTTGTCAAAAATCCAGCCAACGGGCTGATCACCTGAAACAATCCAATCTGTATACGCCGCAACCGCGCCCTCAACGCTGGAGTAAACCCACTTATACCCATAACCGAGCCCGTCCATATCGGCGACGATAGCGGTACTTTCTCCAAGATCCGCCAGGGCTAACACCCGGCCCAACGCATCCTCACGAAAATAGCTAAAAACACCGGGGAAATTTTCCTTTAGGCGCTCAGCTATAGCCACCCCGCGCGGCGTCACGACAACCACCCCGACAAAAGCCATTCTAAAAACGAATAAACCGCAACACCCACGGCCAACTCCCCCAGCGTCACGGGGCGCCTCAGATTGGCCGTAAGGCGCCCAAACCATCCAAGAGGGGCAACGCTAGGGGTTGCCCCTCCTGAGGGCCCCAGCCCTAAACTATGCCCGCCCTTGCCAGCATCGGCCGTTTGTTTTCTATCGTCGTGCGAATCCATAACCCACCTCTAGACCATTCAACGCAACCCGAACAGATTACACGCGCCAGCGTCATAACTCAAGGTAATCAATGAACAAACTTTAAAGCGCGAAAACATCGCCCTTAGCCCCCTGAAAAACATCACTAAGCGCTGCGCGCCTTAACACCAAAAAGACACAACGACACAGTAACGCACAACACCCCAACGATTGAGCGGAGCGATTGAGGCGGAGCAATATAAGTTTCACTTAGGATTTATCCGATCATTTTTTAATCATTTTGCCCTGGCTCTAATTACTTATTACTAGTAATAAACCCGGTACGGGGTTATTAGAGGTTTAAAAGTATTACTTAAGTAATTGAAGAGAAGCGGACCTACTTAACCCCGACCTACTTAGTTTTTACCCCCTAAAAAATACACGGTTTGCCACAGGTTTATCCCCTGTTTTTGTGGATAAAGCGGGGTTGGGGCTGATCGTTATATTGATCAACTGGAGGGGATTTAGGATTGGACGGGCGGGCGGGATTTTTGGTGGTAAAAGGCGGTTTTTAGGCGTGGCTGTGACTTTTGTAAAACATGTAATCAGAGGGAAAAGGGCGGTTTATATCGCCAATAGGATGCGCTGGCCGGGCCTGAGGTCCCGTCGATCGATCTGCGCCGGGGTCATTGCCTTATTGTTCTCGAATAATTGCGTTAGCGCCTGGGCAATCTCGGTAAAGTCCATACCCTTGGCCCGCATAGTCACGCGCAAGCCCTCAATCCTTTCCTGGCTTACCTTCTGCACATCGCGCCACAGGCTGGCGCCCCCCAGCTCTACAAAAAACTTTTTGGTGAATTGGATAATGCGGGGCGCTGTCTCATATCGCCCCAGGTTGTTGATCATTCGGCACGTTTTAGGCCAGGTAATGTAACCGCACGCCCGGAACTGGACCAACACACGATCCACACGGCGCCAGCTAAGGCGACCACGGCCCGCCCAATCATCACTTATTGATATTTGTTGGGCTATTAACTTGGTATTAGGGGCTTTGAGAATGCCCGTTAACTGATCGTTACGGGCGCAGCGCAGCGTGGCCAACTGGAGATCCCGGACGACTAG